AACTAGCCAAGGCTCCATTAGCTGATCCAACCAAGAACCCTGGTATACTAGAGGCTATTGGTATGGGTGCTGGAGAACAGCAAGCAGCTCAAGCTCTACCCGACCCTGAACTAACAGCCCCTCTTCCAGGCGCACAATAAAGCACTATGGCGAACACGATTACATACGACCCATCTGAAGATCCGCAGGCATTAGCTGAGGCGGAAGCTAGAGATGGTGAGTCTCTCGCACAAGGCGAGAAGATGGTACAAGAACAGTCAGAATTGCTGGCTGGTAAGTACAAAGATGCTGAAGAACTAGAGAAAGCATACATAGAATTACAACAGAAATTAGGAGAGGGAGAAACCTCTCAACCTGAATCTGATAATTGGGAAGCAGTTCCTGGTAAGTCAGGTTATGGAGAAGATGGTAATGTAGACTACGATACTGTTGAAGAAGTCTATGGTGAAAACTTAGCAGCTGTATTCGAGGATGCTAACCTAGATCCATGGGAGATCAGCCAGCATTTCCATAATAACAATGGTACTATCACTGATGATATGTATCAGAATTTACAGAAAGCTGGCATCCCTAAGAATGCAGTTGATTCTTACCTAGCAGGTAGAGCATCTGAGATGGGATACACTGGTGGCGGGGAAGCACTGAGCGAAGGTGATGTTAATGATATGTACAACCTCGCAGGAGGTAAAGAGACATATGATAACATGACTGAATGGGCTGCACAGAACATGAGTCAAGATGACATTGCTGCCTTTGATGAAGTTACTAACACTGGTAACAAAGCAGCTGTACGCTTTGCTGTTAAAGCATTAATCGGACAGTATGAAGATGCTCAAGGCAGGACACCTGAGCTTGTTACAGGTAGGAACGCCAGAGCTGGTACAACCTATCGTAGTATGGCTGAAGTTGTTCGTGATATGGAGAGCCCTCAGTATGAGAAAGACGAAGCTTATCGCTTTGATGTAATGCAAAAACTAGAACGATCTAACCTTAAAGTATAATGACAAGAACAGTAGAACAACAGAAAACACAAGACCTAGCTATGATCACTGAATCTGGTGGAGTCTGTGGTTTATCTGAAGAACAGTTTAAGGACCGTTATGGTCAGACACCAGCTGAAGCATCAGCCCCTGCTAAGAAGGTAACTAAAGAATAATGGCACCTCGCTATAGATTCTTAAGCGGGAACAAGAAGAAGAAAAAGAAAAAAAAGACCAAAGCTGAAAAGCCTAAAAAAATCCACTACAATTAACAGGCGGCTCGATTGTCGAATCAGTAGAAGCCACAGGTAACCGCGTCCGTTCGAGGCAATTTAATTGCTTTGCATGAAACCACATCATGGAACGGGGGTGTGGTACTATATGGAGAAATACAATGCAAAAAAAGCATTCTGTAACCCTGAAGTATCGCGGCGTGCCTTACACAAGAACACGTTAAACACTTTTTACAACAATGAAAACATTAGCTCTAGCTCTCGCCTCAACTTTCGTGGCGGTCCCAGCCTTTGCAGGACCGTACGTCAACGTAGAGAGCAACGCCTCATACACCGGCTCGGATTACAAGAACCGGACAACCGACTTTCACGTAGGTTATGAAGGCGGTAACGACTCCTTTGATTATTATGTCCAAGGTGGTCCAGCCGTCGTTGCTGTTGATGGTACTGATGATTCTGATACACTGTTATCAGGTAAAGTTGGTGCTACTGTAGCTGCTACCGAGAAGCTTGACTTCTATGGTGAAGTTGCAGTGATCACAGCAGAAGGCGATTTGGATAATGACTGGTCTACTAAGATCGGTACCAAGTATAGCTTCTAAGTAAACTTTACAGGGGGACTTCGGTCCCCTTTTATTATTTATGTATTCACTATTTGACTACGCTTTTCAACCACCTACTCGCACTGTCTATGTTGTTTCTGAAGAACAACTAGGTAGATTGAAACTAACTCAAAAGGAGAATGAAGTCAAAGAAACAAAAACCCAACTCCTCCAACTTGATGACGCGTATAATCGCAGAAAATCAGAGCTGGAGAATTCTTTGGCCAACCTTGAATCTGAAGTTAAAAAACTAACCCCAGCAGAAACAAATGGATAACGCAGTAGTAACAAGCTTCAGCACTCAAATGCCTGTGGTAATCACAGAAGAGCAAGTTGAAGCAAAAAAAGCAGATGACTTTATTAACAATGAAGAGCCAGAGCTTTCTCTTGAAGAAGCACTGACTAGCTTATAAATGGAACAGGGGCACCTCAGAGTCGGACCCCTCTTTCTTTAGGCTTTAAGGCCGATACGTCGATACCCTTATTGCCGCACGTGTGGCGACGAAACGCTAACAATAAAAACTAAATATTTTTCTAAAACGTTTTAGAGTCGTAAATAATACAACTCTTATCTAATGACTAATGCTACTCAGTCCGCGTTAGGTAGAATTAATCTATCTACCGGTACAGGTTATGATGGCGCTACCGATAAGTATGCTCTATATCTGAAACTATTTTCGGGTGAACTATTTAAAGGTTTCCAACATAATACAATTGCTCGTGATCTAGTCACGAAGCGTACGCTCAAGTCAGGCAAGAGTCTCCAATTCATCTATACAGGACGCATGGGTGCGGCCTTCCATACTCCAGGTACTCCGATACTTGGTACGGGAGATCCACCTGTAGCTGAGAAGACCATCAATGTTGATGATCTACTCATCTCTAGTGCATTCGTATATGACCTTGATGAGACCCTTGCTCACTATGAGCTTAGAGGAGAAATCTCCAAGAAGATCGGCTATGCTCTAGCCGAGAAATATGATAGACTAATCTTTAGATCTATCATCCGTGGTGCTCGTGCAGACCACCCCATCTCAGCTTCCGGTAAAGTTGAGCCAGGCGGATCACAGATCCAGGTTGGTACAAGTACTGGTGCTGCTGCTGATGCCCTTGACTCAGCTAAGATAGTTGCAGCCTTCTTTGAAGCCGCAGCCGTACTAGATGAAAAGGGAGTAAGCTCTGACGGACGTGTGGCCGTATTATCACCAAGACAATACTACTCACTAATTGAGAACGTATCGTCTAATGCTCTAATCAACAGAGACGAGCAAGGTACCGGCCTGCAATCAGGATCCGGCGTGATCTCAATTGCTGGAATCAAGATCTATAAGTCTATGAACATTCCGTTCCAGGCTAAGTATGGTTCTGCTTCTACAATTGATAAACCAGGTTCATTTGTAGGTGCTGCTACTGAAGACCAACGTTCTTCTGTAACTGGTATCAATAATGCATATGGTAACTCTACCGACTTTGCTACTTCCTGTGGAATTATATTCCAGAAAGAAGCAGCCGGTGTTGTAGAAACCATTGGACCACAAGTTCAAGTAACGAGTGGTGATGTGTCAGTCATCTACCAGGGTGACGTGATCCTTGGACGTCTAGCAATGGGAGCAGATTATCTGAACCCAGCAGCTTGCGTCGAGCTTCATGCTACCTCAACAGCTGGCAGCGCATTCTAAATTATACATTTACAAGGGGGACTTCGGTCCCCTTTTTTTATACTATGGCAACCCCAACTTACACAACATCTACAGAACAAGATGCTGTAAACGCGATACTAATGAGTGTCGGAGAAAGCCCAGTAAATACCCTTGATACTCAAAGCCCCGAAGTGGCTATTGCACAGGCTACTCTTCGTCAGGTTGTCCGTGAAGTCCAAGCAGAGGGATGGTCTTTCAATTCTCAATATGAAGTAGAGTATTCCCCGAATACTGATGACGAGATATTACTAAATGAGAATGTTATACAAATAGACTTAAGTCGTTATAAGCATAATGATAACTATGATGTTATCAGAAGGAGAACAGATAGTGGTGAGATTAAACTATATGATCGTTATACTAACTCTTATAAATTTACAGACAACGATGTTTATTACTGTGATGTAATAACCATGTGGGCCTTTGAAGATTTACCGCAACCATTTAAAGATTATTGTACTACTAAAGCTACACGTATTGCTGTTCAAAGAATGATCGGTGAACCTAGTTTAGCTCAAAGTTTACAACAAGATGAAGTGATATCACGTTCAGCTGTAATTGAATATGACACACGTCAGTCTGATTACAATGTCTTTAATAACACCAGAAACAGGATTCCTTATAATCCTTATAAACCTTATCAAGTATTAGCAAGGTAATGGCAGCAATCAATCAACGAGTTCCTAACTTTTTAGGAGGCGT